CTCAGATTTACTCGTAAAAGACTGTAATTCAATTATTTCAAAGACCGATTAGTCCACTTTAACGGGACAGTAGTGATAAGGAATAAGGATTTGACACAAAAATAAGATATGACATTAACCGACAAGGATTATGAGAACATGGCGGTGGCGTGCACAGAATGCGTCAACGCTGGTATATCCCGGGTGTCCGTAGATAAGGGTGACTTAGCCGTAATACTCACAGTTGATGTGGAAGTTGACGGATACAGGGAGGACGATTACTACAATGGCACTGGATATTTCATCCCTACTGCCGCTGTATGCAGAGTTATAGATGTCGAGTATGATACATGCGATGACAATCTCAATCTGCCGACAGTGGACAAGTCGCGTATAGAAGAACTCGCGTATGACATGTTGATGCAATTTTAAAACTAAATATTATGCCAATTATCAGAAAAAACGACGTTGCCCCGGAACGTCCTATAATCATCGTGCTTTACGGCACACCGGGTACAGGTAAGACTTCAGTTGCTACCACAGCAGACAATCCTCTTTTGATAGATACGGATAGAGGATATGACCGCGCTGTACAGCGCATAGACACGTTGGAGGTATCCAAATGGCAGGATATAGCGTCTGAATACGCTACCTTCAAAGGTTATAAGACAATAATCGTCGATACTGCAAAGGCTCTTCTCGATGATTATCTATCTGTATTTGCTGTCGAGCAGAACTACAAGCTTGCAACAAATTCCCTAAAGCGTTTCGGTAAGATGGCGGAAGACTTCAAGATGTTTGTAAATTCATTACGTTCTAATGGCTCTGACCTTATTTTCATCTGCCACGACAAGGAAACGGCAGACGGGGACATCATTAAACATGCACCTGACTGTACTGGACAGAGTAAGGATTTGCTTATCCGTATTGCAGACCAGGTAGGATATATCTGTAAGGAGAACGGGAAGCGTACCATACGCTTCGAACCTATGGATAACTTTGTCGGTAAGAATGTCGCAGGCCTCGGCTCTCTGATAATACCTGACAACACAGATCCAAATTTCAGTACGTTTATGGCTGGAATAATCAAGAATGTGAAGTTATCCATACAGAACCGAAGTGAGGCGCAGCGCAAGGCCAATGATACTCTCAAGAATTTACGTGAACAGCTCACAAATGTGGCTACAGAGGAAGAAGCTGCCGCACTGCTTGATGTGTCGCAGAGTCTGCCGCAGATTTTCAAAAAGCCTTTCTTTGAAGAGATTAAAAAAGTCCTTTCAGACAAAGGGTTTGTATATAACGGCAAGACAAAGAGGTTTAATTTGAAAGAAAAGAAGAATGATACAGCAGCATAAACCACTTGTCCGTGTGACTCAGATAGAAGCGTTCCGGCGTTGGATACAGCAAAGTGAATATGACAGTTTTGAAATTACCGAACAGAGTGTCATAGACAACATCACGCATAAGTTTGTTGGCAATGATTATACGCGCATCGGTACTGCCTTTCATTCTATAGTGGAGACAGGCCAGCCTTATTGTGTTAAAGTTCCTGCAGGTATCCGCACATTCATGTTCCGCGGTAAGCCTGTTAAGGAACAAGTTCCATGTGGACGTAAGTTTGATATTGAAGGTCATGAAGTAATCTTGGATGTACCACAGTGTAAGGTCGCACTGGAATATCGTGCTGAACATCCGCAGGCTTTCCACGAAATACGTGAATATAAGGACTTCGGTAATGCTGTGGTTACAGGCTGTGCAGATATGATTGATGGTCTTGAAATCAGGGATATAAAGACGAAATACAGTGTTCCGAACGATAAGGATTATGCAGACTCTTGCCAATGGCGTTTCTATATGCAGCTCTTCGGGGCAGATGTATTTCACTTCGATCTGTTCATCTTTGACGGATACAATCCAGATAAGCATGGTGGCGATGTGAGAGGGCTTCCTCTCACACGCCGTGAACCTATAACTGTATATCGCTACCCAGGCCTGGAACAGGACAATATAAATTTGTTGCATGAGTTTCTGCAGTGGGCCGAGGACAGAAATCTTGTAAAATATCTTACAAATAAATCAATCAATTGATTATGGCAAATACAATTATAGGGCGTATCTACAGAATCACGCCGACAGAAAACATAGCCACAAAGAAGGGTACGACTTTCATGAAACGTCAATTAATAATTGACGCATCAAGATATGACCCATATACCGGTGAGAAAAAGTTTGACAATTTCCCGGCCTTTGAGGTTGGAGGCGAGGAGTTGTGCCGACTGCTTGAGGAGTACCGTATTGATGATCTGGTAACGGTGTCTTTTGATCTTAATGGTCGCGAGTTTTTAGACGAACAATCACAGCAGACAAAGTATTTCACCACAGTGCGGGCATATAAGGTTGAACGTGTACAGAACGGGCCGGTCAGCCAACAACAGAGAACGCAACAGACGGCATCTGTGCCAAAATTTAATTCTGTACAATCTGCGCCTACAATGGAAGATGCTTTTAAGCAAAATGATGATCTGCCGTTTTAATTATGAGTATTTTCAATTTGAAAAACGAGTATGAGATACCTAAGTTTAAGGCATACGTAAACAAACTCTTCAAAGAGCGTGCGGTTGTGGAAGTAAAGAAGAAACTTCCTAACCGTACGCTGGCCCAAAACAGCTATTTGCATCTGCTTTTAGGGTATTTCGGTAGTGAATATGGTTGCAGTCTTGAAGAAGCGAAGATAGACTTTTATAAAAGAACCTGCAACCGTGATTTGTTTGAGAGAAAGACGGTCAACAAAAAGGGTAGGGAAGTAACCTATCTGAGAAGTTCTGCTGAACTGACAACAGGTGAAATGACTTTGAGTATTGACCGTTTCCGTAACTGGAGCGCATCCGTGGCCGGAGTCTATCTTCCGGCTGCCAACGAAAAACAGATGCTGATATTTGCACAACAAGAGATAGAACGTAATAAAGATTTTATTTGATTATGGACAAATTTTTAGGTCAGGAAATTCCAGAACAAGAGCGATGGCAATTTCTTAAAGACAATGCAGATTCTGTGGAAAGGATTGGTTATACACACCGATTTACGCCTGATGAACTGGCACAAAAGAAAGAAGTGTTAGCTGAAGTCTCTATTTCGATAAATGATATTGAAGAAGAGAAAAAAGAAGCGATGCAAGAGTTCAAAGAACGATTGAAACCATTAAATGAGGAAAAACAAGAGCTTTTGGACCACATTAAAAGAGGATCTGAATTTGTGGAAGATGAAGAATGTGTAAAGATTCTATACCATGATGAAAAAATGGCTGGATTTTATAATAAGCTTGGTGAACTGGTTTATAGCCGTCCTATCATGCCACAAGAAATGCAGAAGACAATATTTAGTATTAACCGTAAAACAGGAACAGATAATTAATTATGAGTGAGAACAAAATTAATTTGGTTGTGCCCAAAGATTATAACGGCAAACCGATTGAAGTAGTATTAAGAGAAGGGCAAGCTGCAAAGCAGTTAGATCCCAAAGAACCCCAAAAATTATCAATATCCGGAACAATTGAAGCACCTTTCAAATGGTTGGAAAAGCGTATAGGATTGATTAACCAGAAAGCATCAAACATTATAGTAAACCGTGACAAGATGGGATTGGTCTTGACAATTGATGAAACCAATTACTATCAGACTGAAATCTGTGGCGTTCTGATAACTTCTAAAGAAATGCAGGAGTTCGGCATCAATACGGAGAAGAAATGGGAACCAATCAAATTGTCACAGTTTTTTAAGATGCATCGTGCCTTCTTCAAGGATAAGTCTGAGAACATGATGCTGGTTTCTACTTTGAAGAATTTCAAAGCAAAGGTTAATCAGGATATAGAGCGCAACAAAGAAGAAAATGGAAGCAAGACGGACAATTTCTCACAAGTTGTAGATTCCAATCTTCCTAAATCGTTTAAACTCAATATACCTCTTTTCAAGGGCTTTGCCTGTGAAGAAATAGAAGTTGAGATTTATGCAGATGTAGATGGCCGCGAGGTTTCTCTATCCTTAGTTTCTGCGGGTGCGAATGAGACTATCGAAGAATATAAGAACAAGGTGATTGACGAACAGATTGAAGCAATCAAAGGCGTTGCACCTGACATTGTAATCATCGAAGTATAATTGACAGCCCGGAAAGACGGGCATACGGGCGCAAGCACAGGACGTGCTTTAGTATGGAGTAATTGCGCAATATCTCCATACACTTGTTTCATAGAATTAGCTAATATATGGGCAAGTAAAACCATAATGGTTGGGCGGGTTCGATTCCCGCTGCGTCCACAACCCTTTTTAAGAGAAATCCATTTTAAATCCGAAAGTAGGGCGAAGATAGCGCAGGTTTTATCCGCGCGGCATCGGTCAGCCGTTGACTCTATCTGAAAGGTAATGCGAAATCGGAAAGGATTGTAATGTGTGATTAACCCCGGAGAATACGCTTCTGGACTTTTAATTTGATTAATTTATTGTTATGCCATACTACATTAAACGAAAGCCAAGGAAGAGTAAAGAAAAGCCCCTGTCGTTATTCGACAAGGCTGGTATTAAGGTGCAGAATAAGCCGGATTTAGTAGCCAAACTCGACAAAGTTTTCAGCCGCTATATCCGGCTTCGTGATTGTATGCCTAATGGGTATTTCCGCTGTATCTCGTGTGGCCAGATAAAGCCATTCAAACAGGCAGATTGCGGACACTTTCATTCGCGCCGCCATATGGCTACACGCTTTGACGAGGATAATGCTCATGCAGAATGTAGGGCGTGCAACCGTTTTAGTGCAGACCATCTGATACGCTACGAAGCTAACTTGAAGGCAAAAATCGGTCAGCAGCGTTTTGATAAGCTGACATGGAAAGCCGGACAAACAAAAAAATGGAGTGATTTTGAATTAATCGAACTCACAAAGTATTACAAGGCTTTGGGAGATAAATTGAGAAAGGAGAAAGGCTTATGAGTTATGTTTTACGTGATTATCAACAAAAAGCCAGTGATGCAGCAGTAAGTTTCTTTGCAAACAAGGCCAAAAGGAACAATGCCATCATGGTGTTACCGACAGGTGCCGGCAAGAGTTTAGTGATAGCTGATATAGCCAGTCGGCTGGAAGGATATACGTTAGTATTTCAGCCCAGTAAAGAGATCCTTGAGCAAAACTATCTGAAACTATGTTCTTATGGCATTCTTGATTGCTCAGTATACTCTGCGTCATTTGGGCGGAAAGATATTTCAAGAATAACCTTCGCTACTATTGGCAGTGTCAAGAACCATCCGGGACTGTTCCAACATTTCAAAAACATCATCATAGACGAGTGCCATTTGGTTAACCCGAAAGAAGGAATGTATAAAGACTTTCTTTCTATGCTGAAGTGTAAGGTACTTGGACTCACAGCTACGCCTTACCGTCTTTCATCAAGCAGGGATTTCGGCAGCATGTTGAAGTTCATCACACGCACACGCCCATGTGTGTTCTCTGAGGTGATTTATCAGGTACAGATTTCCACCCTTTTGGATATGGGGTATCTTTCAAAGCTGAACTATTATGAAATGAACCCTTTAGGATGGAACGAACTTAACTTGAAGGTAAATACGACAGGTGCAGACTATACGGACAAATCGGTAGTGAAAGAATATGAGCGTATTGATTTTTACGGATTTCTCGTAAGTATTGTTCGTCGTTTGATGAACCCGAAAGTAGGTGGCAAACGTAAGGGCATACTGGTGTTTACAAGATTCTTAAAGGAAGCTCAAAAACTTACGCAGTCTATTCCTGGGACGGCAATAGTTTCAGGAGAAACACCTAAGAAAGAGCGTGAACGTATTCTTGAGGCGTTTAAGGCTGGCGAAATACCAGTTGTGGCAAACGTTGGTGTGTTAACCACCGGCTTTGATTATCCTGAGCTTGATACCATTGTCATGGCGCGTCCAACGATGTCTCTGGCTCTTTGGTACCAAATTGTCGGCCGTGCTATTCGACCGCATCCTAAAAAGGAAGCCGGATGGATTGTCGACCTTTGCGGAAACATCAAGCGCTTTGGGGAAGTAAAGGATCTCCGTCTTGTAAATGGTGGTAATGGGAAATGGGCCGTATATTCAAAGGGACGACAATTAACCAATATAAGATTCTAATATTATGGAAGGATATATAAAACTAAGCCGCAAGTTCTTCTCGAATGATATGTGGAATGAAGCCCGGACTTTTAGCAGTTGCGAAGCGTGGCTTGACCTGATTCAGTCAGCACGATTTGAGGCAACGCCCCGTATGGAGAGTATCGGAGGTCGAGAAGTCTCTTATACAAGAGGACAATATCCTGCATCCATAAGATTTTTATCCAAACGCTGGCACTGGACAGAAAGAAAGGTAAGGACCTTTCTTGCGTTCTTGAGACGAGAAAATATGATAACACTCTCAAAAGAACAAGGTATGAATATAATAACCTTGGTTAAATACAATGAGTATAATGGCACTCCTTCTGACACAAGTGATGACACAGCAAATGACACAGGTTGTGACACAACTATTGCGCAAGAAATCAGTAAGTTACGTTTGCAAGTGACACAACTAACGACACAACTATTGACACAGCCGGTGACACATCAACAAAATGAGACTGAAGAGCGACACACGGGTGACACAAAGCAAATAAAAGGAAAGAATAATATTAAAGAAAACTCTACTAACGTAGAGTCAAAGAAAGCCGCGGCTAAAGCCGCTACTCTCTCAAGAAAAAATGTTTTTTATCAGTCATTGGTTTCTTATGTTGGGCAATATCCGAAAGAAATGATCAGAGCTTTCTTTGATTATTGGAGTGAGCTTAACAAGTCAGAAACGAAGATGCGATATGAACTGGAAAAGACATGGGAACTTCCAAGAAGGTTAGCGACATGGGCGAATCGTGAGCGAATGCCTTCCAAAACAGACATAGGTGTTGTCTTACAAGATAATATGAATGTCCGCAAGTTGCCAATTAGTAAATTCTATGTTTGAAGTCCGCCCTATAGGAACACGCACAAAGTTCA